CACATACCCGAGCATTATCACATACCCGAGCATTATCACATACCCAAGCATTACCAGACATACTAAGATTTTCCTCTTTTTCAACGAACCCACCACGAGCTCCTTTTTCTACATTTCCAAAATCAATTAGAGCCTTAATTCTATATAATTTTTTTCCTTTATATTCGATTGTTTCATTTGTTAATTCATATTTTTTCATGGTTTATCTCCTTTCTTGACTATGCATAAAAATAACTCGAATCCACTCATTAAAATGAACTCGAGTTATGACTCTATATAGCTTCAATTACATTTACTTCTCATCCTCCATTGCTTTCAATTTTGCCTGAATAGCCCCTAAAATAAACTCGACTGTTTCCCGAGTATTTTTACTTAGCTTCATATAAACCTTGTGTTCATCATATCAGTTAAAGATCTCCTGAAGATTTCCTTTATTCCAACTGAATGCCCACCAATCGCAAATCATCTCAATGATGTAATTGTATGGCATATCCAAAATAATCTCGCCTTCGTTTTGATAATCATCTCTTCTCACCCTCCATTGCTTCTTTAATCTCTCTTGAAATATCAGCGGAAATTATCTTTATCTGTCTCTCCTTCCGCTCATAATATTCTTCCTTAGATATCTCAGTCCAGTTACCCTCTTCATCGCCTTCCGGCTCTCTGAAGAATCTGTTAATCTCAATCTTCTCCCGTTTACCATCCTCTGTTTTCAGTGCATAGAACACCCCGACAGTATCAAAATCGCCGTTCTTTTTATCTGTTAAGAAATCTTCGCAATAAACTTCGATTGGTTTTCCCGGCATATATGGCATTGTTATAGGAAACATCTCATCAATAATTCTTTCAACCATTACAAAAGAATATGTATCATTGCAGTTATGAATGCTGACACAGTATGAATGGTTATTATCCTCGTACTTGACAGTTCCGTCAGCATACACGTACTTAAATAAAGAAAACATGCGTTTGCACTGATAGATACGCTCTTCTCCCTTCAAATCACTCATATCAGAAATATCACTCCATACCTCGTCAGTATCCTCAATCGGTGTTAATGGTTTACCATTTATGAGCCGATTCAATATCGCCTGAGTCATTCTAATACTGAAACCAGAATGATCGTCCTCGCATAAACTTTCAAAAGCCTTTAATGCACTTTCATAGCAGGCACATTCGTAATCAAACTCTCCTTCTTTTCTATTTGGATTTTCTGTCTTGTAGGCAATTTCAACCTCTCTTTTTGCCCAATCTAAAATATTACTCATTGTTTTTACCCTCCATTTCTTTCAACTTAGAATCAACAACGTCTTGAACAGATTTATCCTCCAGCCAAACCTGCAAATGACCATTGCATATGGATATATTCCGCACACCCCGATTCAAAATATCGGCATTCAAATATTTTTCCGCCTTCACGAGCGGTTTTGGAAGTTTTATTTCTGGACATGGGCAGTTACCATTTCCAAAAATATAAACATCGCAACTACAATGTTGTAATAAATCTCTTAATTTAATCATCTCTTTTTACCTCCTTACAATCACTACTCATACGCCCACTAGGGCTTTGTATTCTTAGCCATTTTTTAATCTGATCTAAGATGCTTACACCAGTTAAATAATGCATGATAGATTCTTTAATGTAGAAACCAAGCCATATAATAAGCACCACAACAAACCCGATTAACCACATTTCTTCTTACCTCTCTTTTTCTCAAGAACATAATTACCATAATCAGCTGGACGGATAGCGTCTTCTTTTTCATGCTTCCATTGACCGTAACCTTTACGTCCGGTTCTTATGTTTCTATCTTTCGTGTACATACTGGAAATATCATTACTCATATAACCTCTCCTTCGCTTTCCTGCTTTGCCAATCCGGTATCCAAAATGCTTCTGCACCGATTGCTACAAACCCGCTGCTCATAATGAATATCAACTCTATTCGTAAGATTTCTGCAAACAGCGCAAGGCTTTTTATCCTTTGCTAAAATATAGAAATCGCCAAATGTCTTAGTTAACTTTTTATTGAATTCATAAAAATTCATAGCCTATTCCTCCTTAATCTGAATCTCTTCGAATTTGTCTAAAAATTCACGATATAAAAGCTCCACAACATAATCAACAAGATTCTCCAAACCATGCATAATATCATAAAAATTATTAATTTCGACATAATCCATGATATGACGGTATCTGTACATTGTGCCCTTATATGTTGAAGTCACTTTAAGCATCACATATTCCTGTTCATCATCTTCCTCATGTTGAAATATTGAAAATGGAAGCTTCTCATACAACTTCTTCTCAAATAATTTAACAAACTCATTGATATTATTTCTATCTGCCATTTTATTATCTCCTTTTGAAAGAAAAGACCCGATACCTGCCGTACCGAGTCTTTGAAATATATTTACTTAACAATTGATACCAGTCCCGTTTCCATACTGAACTGATATAAGTTATATGACAATACCTTTGTATCCGGAACCTCATCATCATTTATATGTTCAATAGTGCTCCGTATTGATTCGGTCATAGAATCAGCATCGCTTCCATATATAATAATTACTTCATTAGTTGAAGATGGAACTATATAGCAACTATTGATTTCTAATTCCTCACAAAGTCCCTTTAATACCTCAGAGATAACAATCAAATTTGCTCCTCCAGTAAAAGTCTTGTTTGTGAGTACGTACATTGAACGATCAATAGGTATTAATTCCCCAATATCTTCATTCATACTTAATAATGAATCATAGATATTTCTGTTAACCACACCAAAGAACTTAATAGTATTTTCTTTAGCAATGTTATACATTTCGTCCAGATTGCTATTATCAGGAATATCATCAAATAGCACCGATGCTCTACCAGATTCGTCTATATATAATAACAATCTAAACACAATTGCCAAATCTAAAAAACGAATATGCGGACATAATTCCAGTACATCTTTATTCGCCTCATAATTTATAACTTCGAGGTAAATTGCATCTTTCCAATGTTCAACTGCGTTTTCAACATCGTATTTTTTAGTCTCAGCCTTATTTTCCTTATATATCTCGTATATCTGGTTTGCAATGTCATTGATTGCCTCCTTATTTTTGATAAATTTAATGTCAAAATAAGGCTCTAAATATATAATTGGGGAATATCTCCCCTCTCCAAAGTATAATCCCTTTCTCTTCACACCGTTATTTTTTGTAACGTCACGTACTTCCACATCGAAGCCACATAACTTAGCCACTTCATCTTTCACATCTGCACAAAACATTTTAAATAATTCTGTAAATTTTTCTGCCATAATTATTCCCTCCATAAAATATAAATTACTTTTCGAAATCACCCAACGCAATTACTGCTTTTGTATACAACGCTGCTACTTCATCTGTAAGAGATGTAATAACATTCATAAGTCGAACTAAACATCCCAAGGTTTCTAACTGTAAATGTAGCGGAAGTCGATCGAAGTTACTCACCAAATAGTTAAGTTGGTTCAGAAATACACTCAATCTTTGATTCATTTCCATTTCATTATCATTCATAATTTTAGTTCTCCTTTCACTAGCGGAACTGGATATAACGAAGCGATATCAAGCAAATAAGCACCATAATGCGATTTTTTCATTCGTTTCTCAATAACTTTCTTGCACCGCTTAGCAAATCCACGATAAATCTTTTTTCTAGTATCGATTGTGTATTTCTTTTCAGCACATGAATCCTTTATATCTTCCACTCCATAGTGCTTACGTTTCTCACAATATCTCCAGAAATCAACTTCTTTGTGTTCATACTGCATCATTCATCACCTCCTCAAATCCTCGATCTTCCAACATACGACACAAATCAACCAATAAAAGCCGGCGAATATCAAATACACCGGCCATAATGTAACTATATAAATATAATTACTATTCAATATATAAGTTCCGTCTGGAGCCTCATGGTATGCAAGCCAATAACCAATGCCGATCCAAACAGACATAACTATGATTACAAATGCCATCGCCATAAATATCATTCCTCTCATTTAAATATAAAAGAGAAAAGAGCCAGCCAAAATTAGCCGAGCCCTTTACTCTAATTAGCGACTATAATCAAACATCAATCGCCTGTATAGTTCCACAAGTTACCATAAAATTTTCGTGCTTCTTTATACTCTTCGTTGGTAATTAATCAGTCCTTCCATGCTTTACTGAAAGCTTCTGCTCTCGACATCTCCACAGAATAAGGTCTATACATACCTTTAATTATGTTATAAAGCTCACTCCATTCTCTACTTGTTTTTGCCATACTTTTAATCTCCTTTCTGACCTTTAGTCATAATAGAATATGTATTTTTAACGAAAACAAAAGACCCAGTCCTAAGACTGAGCCTCCTCTATAAAATATTCAACGGATGTTATGTTAACTTTTATTCTAGTTACATTATCTCTAGAGTTAAAACCAAATAATCTTTTTACAACGTCCCATTCTTCAATGTCGTCTTTAAACAATTTGACGTCATCTTCAAAATCTTTCGGTTCAAGAATTAATGGTTCACTAACCTCCGATTTATGATAACCAGGTGTTTCTATCTTTAACATAATTATCAACTCCTTTCATAAAGTAGCATGTTTACTTCGCGTATAATTTAGAGCGTTTTAATCCTCCTTGTACTTTTTACTTACTTTATTTCAATACCATAAGCAAGACAGCCATACCGAACATCAGTATCAATGTTTGTACCATCATAAATTATATCTTCTCCACTCATTATTATCAAGTAAATCTAACATCTCGTCGCGAATAACTTGTAGCCTATTTTCTTTTTCAGTCATACTAATCATCTCCTTTCTAACTAATAACCATTTTTATTAAGTCATCCATACTATTAATTTCTTCGAATCTACCGCTCATATTATAGTTCCACTCAGCTGCGAATTTAGAACTACAACCCTTAAACAGAACATGTGTTGGTCTTAAACCTCCTGATTTGACAATATCACCAGGACGAATCTCGATGTAGATATCTTTTTCGTCAATTTCAAATACTGTTCTATCACGCTTTGTTCTACAATTCACATGATCACATATTCCTAAAAGTAATTGATCAGAAATGCTTTTGTACATTCTAGGTATTGTAAATATGACTATATGCTTCATAACTTCCCTCCATGTGCCCATCACACCGTTGGACTTTTAAATTCTGTTATATGCTTCATGCTTAGCATAATGATCTCGATTCTTTACAACTGATACTACGTCTACAACACCTTTTAATCGTTCTGCGCCTCTGCATAAATCACTTAAAATATCACTTAGACTTACACCAGAATCATCGATATAATAATCCGGTTGTAAATGAATATCTCCAATAGCATCTCCAGTCTTATGAACGACACTCGTAACCTGAATATTTATATCTTTCACATAAATATTCGTGGTTAATCCAGGCTTCACGCTGCATAAGGTATTAAGTGCCGACTGCACTCGTTTAGCAAATACGGCTTTTTCGCATGGATCTTTTGTCAATACCAATATATGTATCATATTTTTTCTACCTCCTCTTTTGGCTTTGCTTTTCTGTGATTCATATTCCACACTCGTTTTACCTTTTCGTTGTAATCAACGATTAATTCGACTGAATATGAAAATTTCCCACATTCCTTACATTTTCGTTTCCGAATTATTTTATTCCCTGGCGTATGTACCTGATCACAAGACATCAGTTTACCACCACATTTACATACCATATTTACTTCTCCTCAAAATACACTGGCTTTGTTGAATGTAAATTCACTGGCTCAGCTAAGCAATCATTACATGGATCCTTTACATCTTCCACTTCATAGTGCTTACATTTCTCACAATATTTCCAGAACTCAACTTCTTTATATTCATACTCCATTGTTAATCACCTCCCTATCAAAAACTCAACTGACTCGCCAAAATCCATGAAATATGAAGGATTTACACTGAAAGCATTAGCGAGTTTCATCAATTCCGTACATCTCGGAACTACCAAAGCATTTACATACTTAGATATTGTCATGATGCTTAAACCGGATTCCTTTGCTGTTTTGCGAATGCCCCATCCACGTTCATTCATCTTGTTACGTAAACGATCTGCGAATTCCTGTTGCCATCTTTCAATTGTCATATAAATATTTATACCTCCTAAAAAACAAAAGACCCGATGTTTTCACCGAGTCTTCATTCACTAATATGTGAAATATGCCAATATATACTTCTTATAATTCGCTACCACAGTTGCTGCAATCTCATCCACAATCAATCTTCCAGTTATAAGTTTATCCGCAAAATCGTATACCTTATATTCAAACCTATCTAATTCTTTTGTCTGAATAGATATGTATAAATAGTCATATTTAACCTTACAGAATACTCTTCCTTTAATTGATTCTTTCAGTTTATCTCGCAATGCTATGGAAATTAAATATTCATAATCTCGCATATAATCACTCCTTTCCTCTCATATAAGGACATGATTATTTCGCGAATGAATTACCGCACCATTTTGTTTCATTGAATTTTTTCTTCTCCTTCAATGCTTTACTTATGGCAAGATCAATCCCGCTCCTACTTTTCAAATGGTAATAATATAAATCTTTAAATGGCGTATTGAGTCGATCAATTCGACCAGCAGCCTGTGTCACAACCTTATAACTGTAGTTCTGTGAATAGAATATAATTGTATCTGTCTTGATACTATTCCAACCTTCACATCCAGCCGTATACTGAACCAGATATACCCATCGATTTGTTTTTGGTATAGGTTGGTGAGCATGACCAGACCATTCGGCCACTTCAAAGTCCTTACTATTACCATCGTGGTTGCTAAACACATGTAATAGCATCTCTCGCTCATAATCAAAATTGTAAAAAATAATAGCTCTAGGAGTTTTCTCAAGAATCTCTAATAGAGCTACTATTCTGGATTCGTCTTCATTTACTATTCTTCTGAGAATATAACAAAGACTTGATGCCTGCTGGATAGGTTCATTTTTGTATGGATCCCATCTATTTTTCACAACTGATTTATACTTAGTGATATCATACGTCACATAAATATCATTGTGGTGAGCAATCGTCTTACGCTTGAAGTCCATACCAATCAATATTTTATTCCGAAGTCGAATTAACCGACCAGTATTGATGTATCTATCGATCTGCGGATATTTCGTAAATCGAGAATATACCACATGTTGTTGGATGAACTCGGACCTGTTCTTATAAAAACCGTTTGCTATGAATACCGGAATATAATCAGAGTAAGTATCGCCAGCTGTTGCTGACAACAATATCCAATTATTTGACTTCGTTATCTTCAGGAATGCCTTAACCCAAGCTCCGGATCCAATCACTCTCTGTTCATCAAATATAAAAAATGCATTTTTTACGTCCACATACTTCTTTATATTATTCCATGAATCAATGGTAATTTTTACGCTGCCATTTAAGAGGTTTTTCTTTGGATCGGTAGATAAGAGATAATTAGCCAGCTCGCCTTCCCATTCCAAAGTATCGCGTTTCATGGCAGTTGTGATAATATATAAATCTTTTGGTTTTTTCATCGGTTTGTAGTCTGGATTTATACTACCACCTTGTTCCTTGAAATAGTAATATAACCCGGTTCTACTTTTTCCTGATCCAACGCCACCATTCAATATACATCCATTGAACATGCGATTTACAGCATCCATCTGGTAGTCGTCCAGAAATGGCTTAGTCGGCATCTGAATCACCTGATTTTATATTCATATAATGTTTCACCTCTTCAGCAGCCATTTGTAATTCTTCAATAAAGTCCGATACAGTTGGCGGCGTCATATACTTAGCTGCTACTTCCTGTGGAGTTGGCATTGATTTTGGCTCCTTGTACTTTTTACACCACTTTTCAAACACATTGTAATAATCATAGGAATCTCCTAATACCTTACGGCTTATTGCCATAGCCATTCCCTTCTCAGGATCGAAAGCCTCACCGTTGCATTTTACTACCGTCTTACTACCATCTTTCCAGAATATAATAGTCGCAGGTGGGTTGAAGATAACTTTTTTAATTCTTCCGGATATATCAATAGGTACAGACGATCTTCCAAATGCTGCATTAAGCTGTCTTTTAATATCATCCTGAAACAATCCTATCATCGAGTCCATCTGGTCTTCGTGATCATGCTTCAAATATACACAATATCCATAAGATGGACATTCGTATGATAAACGACAAGGAATTTCACATACCGTAACTGTAAATGAATGATTAATAGAGTCATAATTAATTATGTCATCATTACATAATCTATTAAATAATTCCCGGCCAAAATGGACTTCAAGCTTGCTTAAATCATAAATTTTTTTTCGTGGAAATATGTGTCTATCCAACGATTGCATCAGTTCTTCCGATGTAAGACCGTCACATAGTATACACCCACCAGAGATCAATTCTTTTTTCATATCTTAACCCTCCAATTCTTCTATTCCATAAATGGTATTTGTTCAACATCTCCACCCTGCACTGTCACTGACTGCATGAGTATTTTTTTCTCATCGTCCCAATACAGAGTATCAATCATTCTACTAATGTCCTGCTGAACATCATCGTCCAGCATTTGTAATACTTCATATTGCTGTAATCCATACTTTGAACGGAGCTTAGCCATTATTTCCCCAGACCAATGCCTGAAGTTTACTGTCTCCAACATTCCATCGCATAAATAGAATATCTCATATATACCCAACTCATTTACAATGAGCACCGACTCTCCATCCAGATCAATTCGCCGTATTAAATTTTTATGATCTATAAGATCCCTTTCAAAATGCGAACAATATCCGGTGTTAAATTTCTTTATTATACTAATGATGTCGTCATAGACGCACCACCATTCACCATCAACATTTACGAACCGAATATTCATTCCATGCCATTCTTCAATTCTTACTTCCATATCTCAATCCTCCAATTCTTCTATTGTTCTTGCCGTCTTTACAATTTCAACATACAAAACCTTAACATTGGAGAAATTATTCTCCTTAACAAATTCATCGAATAACTCATTCAGCTCGCCGACATTGTATTTTTCAATATCGAACTGAGTTTCATCTTCCTCGTTTCCGTCTCTTAAAAACCCTACATTGACTGTAGTGTAATTAGATAACGTAGCGTTATTGTGGCTGTACTGCCAAGTTCCTCCACGTCTAAAATATTTCTTTACCATTTTTATCTCCTTTCTGAGCAAATAAAAAAGACCCTCATTTCTGAGAGTCCTTGGTGTGATGGTTACTGCTTGTTACAGATTATGTTTATGATTCCTAAATCATTGTCCATAGTACAATCTAATCTGTATTTCTTATCGGAGTCATATATATAATAAATCTTCCCCTTGTCATCAGTTGTACTATAATCAACATCAGTAAATATTCCAGTCATACAAGCGTCGATGTATTTATCAAAGTCTGAATCATTATATTTTTTAATCATATAATAAAATCCGTCTTCATCGTTTACAAGTAACGTAATTTCTGCCCCTGCAAAATATTCGCTTGGATCTGGAATCATGTTTATTGGTTTTGCTGGACTGTCACTCGATTTCCCACATCCAACCAGTAATAAACATAACATTAAACCAACCAACAGTAATACTTTTTTCTTCATACGAGAATCCTCCTTTTTCTCCTTAAAATATAAATGAGTATATCATAAGAAGCTCTAAAAAGAAAGAGGCTCAACCGATCACGATCAAGCCTCTACTGATTTTACTCCTCATCCGGCATATCATATCCTGCCGCAAACCGATCAATATTCTGAATGACCTCAATCGACTGCAAATATGCTGCTCGTCCAGTCTTTCCATTCACTTCCCAATCATAAGGGCGAATGTCGAGATTGACACTGAGAATATCAATGTCATCAAGGATGGCTACTGAATCCTCATCCAACTTGTTTACTCTGTCTCCGGTCTTCAGATATACATGAGGCCCCTTGTTGCTGAACTTCACCTTTACCGGAAGATGCATTCTCGGCATCTCTCCATCCTCTGTAGCATCTTTGATCTTAACGTTCCAGCCTTCTGCTACCAGCTCATCAGCCAACTCGGTCGAATCGATCGATACTGCAAAGTTTCTGTCACCTTCACGATTGTATGCCGATCCTTCTCCTCTAAAATTTCTAAAAATGATTCTCGCATCATTAATCTGCAAGATACCTCTCGGTGCAAATGTTACTTCCATAATTTCTATCTCCTTTTCTTAAATATAATTTTATTTGAATGGAATTCTCGAAGTATCCAAATTCATTACATATGGATCATCAGATACGAACCACTCAAAGTCTCCATACTGTGATATGCTATCTACTGCATCATTTACTAATGCATCATAGAATGAGCGATCAATGCTATCAGCCAAACCTAATCTCTTCACTGTCTCAGATTCCAACCAACGATACCCACTGGATCCTGGTGCAGCGTAGTTTTTACCATCGCAGACACGATATAAAATTCCACCATTATTTCCAGACATGATCGGACAGAACTGACCCACTCGTCCTACAAACTGCATTTCATGCCCCTCTGCGATCTTTTCTGGAAGACCAGCTGATTCAGATTCAAATATAACATCTGAAATTTTGCCTTTCTTGTACTGCTCTTCAAGCTTCTCCAATTCAATCTCATACTTAGCCACATCAGGTAAGTTCTCATTCATATCCAAATATAAATCACCCTTGGATACGGCAAACGTTTCACACATATCGTTGAACTCAATGTCTTCATGACTAAACAATGTCTTGAATAAATATGGTACGGCGAACTGCTTGCCTGTTGCAGTCCAATCTCCACCATGATCCGCATTATCTCCCGGTGCATAACCGTACATAGTCTGACATGATTCTGCATCTTTATACTTTGCAATATAAACTGCATCATTCACAAGACACATTCTGTCATACGTAGCCTCGTGTTCAAATGTATAACCATATCTTTTACCGAAATCCATAACGAACTGTATGATTTCTGGCGTTGCGTCTGGAATCTTGATTGAGTCTGTCTTGATATGAGCAACTGTAAATCCTCTTGCCTGCACCTCATTCTTCAAGTCAATCATGAATAAAGCACCACGTTTAGCTACAATATTGTCCTTATTACGCGGATCTCTAAACGCATTGCTGAAGCTTGCTGAAGTTAATCCGTATACAGAGTTGATTGCAGTCTTCAATGCATTTGCAAGCTGCTTAGCTGTCATTTCACCATCAATGACTTTCTGAATATAAGGCGTAAGTTTACCATCAAGCATGTGATTTACCTCATCCCAAGCCTGATGTTTGATACTTACACGACCCTCAACAATATCTCTAAATGCCTGTGTAAATTTAACACCAAACAATACCTCTGCGATAGCACTATGAGGATGCATAGATGCAATATCAAGTAATGCTACGTTTCCGTACATACCTGGTTCAGAATATACATATCCGCCTTCGCCAACAACCTCTCCTCGATATGTTGATTTACCGGCTTCGTACTTATACCCTGGAAAATAAGGTAACATGCTTTTTGCTTCACCATGTGGTTCAGCTATCATTTCTGGACAAGCTTCTTTTAAAAATTCCTGCATCTCCAATGTCATTTCTGTGACCGGTTCTGCCAAATCTCTGTAATTGAACTGACTCTGCGGATTTTTCTCTCGACCAAATATAATTCTGGTTGTAAGCGTGTTTGTCGTGTCATTTACTGTCATCCCGGCTAAATCCGCCAGAATCTGTCTAGCTGTCCAATCTGCAGACAAATATAAGAATGCAGCCTCGGTCGAAATGACATCATTGTCACAATACTCTGCAACTTTGGTCCATAATTCTTTCGGAACCGGCTGGTCCCAAGGCAGGCCCAACTCCTGATGCTTAATGTTCTTGAGCATCTTTCTAAGACCATCATCCATTTTTGATGTAGGGTCATTTGCTTTGTTCGACATCTCAATCTCAAGCTTCTTCAAACTTTTTTTGTTTCCAGCGGATGCAAAGTCATACACATCTGTATAAGACAAATTGTAAGCTTCTCCAAAGAACGCATTCCTATCTCCAGATATAATTTTCTGAGACAAGTTATATAGTTCCTCATTCGTATATCCCATAAGTCTTGCATAGATGAGATGGTTATCATATCTTCGACAGTTGAACCCTACAAGATTGTATTTGATCAGATCCTCGATGTCTTTTGGACTTGGATTGATCATTCGAACTACGGGGTTTCCTTCTCCCTGGATTTTCCAATTGACCAAGAATAAGTTCGGAAATACCTCAATATCATAAAATATCAATGGTGCATTTTCATCCGCTTTGCCGTCTGATATCTCTTCTGACTTGAATTTCATCTTACTCGCCAGCTTGATACAATATGGTGCCTGATTGGTACTGTTAGCGGCAAATGCTAATACGTCATTCTTCATATCTGATACATCATAATGAAGACCGCTATTGTAAGCATCGTCCAAAATCTTATAAATAAAGTCCACATTGGATTTTGTACCAGCGTGGACTTCTTTGTTAAGACATTTTTTAATTGTTGTTCTGAGGCCTTTCTCAGATTGTACAATATTATTATCTATCATCTTTTCTCCTTTCATTGGTAGTCCGGAGCTTATCGTCGCAACAGATAAATTATTGCACTTGGTAAGTTTTCGTCTAAGAGAACTCTTACCTGTAAAAACCTTTATTTCAATGTTTTCATCGTATATACGACTTAATTTTGATACATCCCCATAATAAATATAATGAAGATGAATCCCTGCCTCACTTTTACTAAGCTCCGCATACGTAGGCGGCCACTTCGTAGCAGCCTCCAAATTCTTTTCAAATGATTTCTCACCATCATCGCCCTTCAAATCGAAGTCAATAACAATATGATTCTCTGGAACCTTGACATAATGAAGTCTTGATGGATCGATATCTTTAAGTGTGGTTGTGACACGATTCCAAGATTTACTTGGAATTTCTTTGTCCGTTGCATATTGAGCTGGGCATAATCCGCATTCAGTATCAAAGCTCTTTGTTGCTTCTGCTGCATCCATGAATTGTAACCAAGATTCTGAGTTAGTCACATTTTTTTCCTCTCTTTTTCTGTGACTAAAAGTCTCAAATTTCTCGGTTCTAAATCCATGATAAATATTTCTTATCTTAGATCCATCCTCATCAATCTCCTCGTCAAAATCCCAAAAATAGTTTTTAAGTTCTTCTTTGAAACTTCTCTGAGAAAATGGATACGGAACCTTCGCCTCATCACAATATGTTTTGTACATTTCCCATGCTGCCTTTAACGTTGTTCCGTCTTCTTTTTTGAATACATGAAATGAATCAATAATGAAGTTGTAGAAATCATTTGATGCACTCATCATTGACATTGGAAGATATGTGTCATAATACCCAGGATCTTCCAAATATACATCTCTGCAATGACAAGCAATAGCACCAAGCTCAAACTTAACCTGCTCCATTAAAGTGTTGTATTCTTTAGGGCTAACTTTCTTTCCGGAAGGTGACACATCAATCAATCTTCGTATAAGACCTGATTTTGCATCTGTGATCCGTACTGGCTTGTTTGTACCCATGAATAGAAAACACTTAAACTGGCTGGCATAGGTTGACTTGAATTTCTCATTCACAGTCATCATCTCATGAGATACAAGACTATTTAATCTCGTATTATCTTCGATCTTAGACAGATCTCCATCATGCTGAATTGCAATCAGCGGGTTCGACTTAAATGCCTCTAACGCAAAAGAGTTACTACTCGACCCCAATGCCTTCGCATCAAATACCGAATAGTAACCCTCAAATAACTGTTGGATAATGTTCAAGATGGTTGATTTACCTGTACCAGCAGCGCCATACAATACAAGAAATTTCTGTATTGTCTTGGAATCGCCGGTAACAATAGACCCGATTGCCCATTCAATCTTATGTCTTTCTTCCTCCGAATATATCGTTGATATAATCTTCTCATAAGCTGGACATTTACCAGGTTCCAATGGATAATTCAATCGTTTGCTGGCATAATCTTTCTTGTTTGTCTCACTATTGGAAAATATAAGTTTTTCATCCAACATGTGAAATGAGTCCCTTTGTTGTTTCTGACAATACTTATGCCATCGGTCAATCGATCCAGATTCTGCATCCCACATATATTTAATCTTTGTGTTCGTATCGAACCTTGGACTATTATCTGTGACATACTTATCCAGATCTCTGTCGATCATTCGAATGACGTCTTGCTCATCGGTAGACCACAGACCTTTGTCTTCCAACCATACAGCATAAAAATCGCCACCTCGTATCATAAGATCGGAGCTATTCCCAATAATGAATTTAGGAAATATTTCTATCATGCCTTGCTTATTCTGATAAGCTATTCTATAAAAATCAGCCATTATATAAGCTCCTTTCCTATTATGTTATTGTGTCTAAATACCAACAGAGCTGAACCCATATCTCAACATCTCTTAAATCGTACTTGCAGTTCTTGATAGTAAACAATCCACCTGTTCCGTCCGGAGCATAGCTTCTACTTAATAATCTGGATATAATTCGATCGACTTTGTCGCAATCAAAACGAGAATCAATCATTCCTCCAAGACCGAGATTGTTAATCATATTCCAAAACCACTGTGCAGTTCGATCTCCCACATCTGGGTCATCCATGATTGTTTCCTCACACCGAATAGACAACGCGATCAACATCTCAAGGACACTACAAGGTGCATCCAACACATCCAATATGTCTTCAGATATATCCTCATATTCATACTCATGTGCAATAATAAATCTGAAATGCATATTTTCACCATCTTCAGCTCTGTTGCGATCTCTTGGAATACTATAAGTGAATTCAAGTTCATGAAGATGTTCCAATAATTTCCGAAAAGAATTATCTGTCGAAAATTTACCGGCACACACATAATCATAAAGCCACTCGAAGTATTCTCTTCGCACATCTTCCTTAAATTCTCCTCTCAATATTATTCCTCCGTTGTTTCATATTCCTCGTCAACACGACAGATCTCATATTCTCTCTGAAGCTCGTCGTTTCTTACATGAATAATATCTGGCTCATACTCACCGATACGATCGATAGCATAATTGCCAATAAGCAGTTCTGCGTCTTCAATCACTTCGTCGTCGAGATCATCCACCAGAACGCCGTTCGAATATAATGTGAGATTTACAAGGTCGTAACCAGTGTCGCCAACAGCTTCTGGCGGAATAACATAAGGAAACATTTCGTCGTCATCATCCACTGATTTTTTCCGTTTTTTTTTACTTCCGCCGTTGGAATATGTTCGATATTTAAGGTCTTTGATTACCTTTTCGCCTTCTTTTTTCTCTTCAGCCGAGAATGCGGGTTCTCCATCATTGTCTTCGATTTCCGGATTCTCTTCGACTGTTTCCTCTGGCTCTTCCGCATCCTTTTCCTCGGCAGGATATACTGTAATCTCGCCGTTTTCTACCAGCTCATACTTTGATTTAATGATTTGCCATGTTACAAAGGAGCCTGTTGCGGCTCCAACGACAAACATAGCAATTTTTTCAATCGCATTGTTCATTTTACTTACCTCCTTCTGGTAACCAGATATATATTCTGTCATCAATTGTGGTATAATTATATCTTCCAAAACCACACCACGCTTCAACAGTTGCTTTACTAACATTGTTCAAAGCTGCCACTTCTTCAACAGAATATAATCCAAGATTCTTCAAATCACTTAACACATCCACATCTTCGAGATGATTCTCAAGAATATAAATAATTAAATCTCTTCCTTTCATAGGTGCCCTCCTTATATAGCAAACTGTGGATAATCATACGTATCTCGATATGGATTTCCTGACCCGATACTATCGAGTCCTGTCATTCACATCATATCCAGAATGTCACCATCACAATTGAAATCAAGAAGAATTGTTCTCTCAAGACCATTTACAAATCTTCTATTTGCCTCACGATGAGTGTCATAAATTCCGAAATCGATATAGTTATCTCCGACTGGATTCTTTTCATCATAAACCCAACCTGCAATCTGACCAATCTTTGTCTTCTGAATACCAAGTGCATCATACACATCATTCAAGAACAGATAACCCTCAGCCTTTAACCGATCATTCAAGAAGTCCTGCTGTTTTCTAAGAAACATCAAATTCAGCTCTGGGTCTTTTGTCCATCCAGTGCAACCGCAATCATAGAACTTTGCGTACTCGCTGCAATCATCAAAATCAGAAACGTTCACGATTTTTTTCTGAACCTTTTCTTTACCGGTCTTCTCGTCCTTAACTACTTCTTCGATTTCCTTCGCCTTGATGTTGTAACGAAGCTCCTTGTCCAGCTCTTCACCGAAACGTTCCTTTACTCTGCCACGATATTCCTTGAAACTCTTATCTACTGCTGCATATGCCGCTGCAAGTGATACGTTTCTCTTTCTGAGAATATTGTTAGATGTCAGCATGGCTGTGATTGATAATCCGCCAAGGATAACAGCTGGTGCATACAGCTTTACAACCTTTAATCCAGTCTGAACCTTTGTGATTCTGAGATCCTTCTTGCCGTCTTCCTCTGTGTATTCCTGATCTGCGATATATCCACTTTCCATTCCTTCAGAGATTGTCTTCTCTGTCTCTTTCGCCTCATCGAGAATCTTACTCAGCTTTGTTGTAGCGCGACATGCCATCACAGCACTTGTCACCGTACCAATCACGCCTGCAACAACCAAGATCTCTGGGCTATGCTTTTTAACCTTAAACTTTGCCTTACATAATGACCGAGTCATCTTATTTTTCAAATCATTCTTCATAATATTAAATCTCCTTTTCCATATTTATTGGTGTACCAACTGTTCCGACACTTCCGCTCGAGTCTGTCGGTGTAAAATGATCTCCCGGCATAGGATACTTAAACCGGAACATCAAATAATTTGCAGCATCGATCAAATGCTCACTGTTATGATCTTTCTTAAATGCGTCCAGACATAGCTCGGCAGTAGCAAGTGCGTCCACTCTGCCACTTGCGAAGTTATCTCTTGCTGGACCATATTTATGAAACGAAATTTCAATCCTGCTCTTTCGTTCCTTGTCAAACTGTTCTGAATATTCAGATTTCAAAATATCATTCATGCATATCTCTCCTACTTAATTGGTCTTGGTCTAGGAAGCTTGATCCAATAACCTTCACGTACCTCAACAATCTCCGCGTTTCTAAGACTTGTCCATCCATAATCGTTGTACGTATATCTACCGGATACATCAATACCGATCAAATCATACAAATCAGCAACACTCACAGATTCATAATTTTCGATCAGATCGCTCATTGCATCCAACACATCATCCGCATCAGCTCGAGATTCCAAGATAATATCATCCAAATTAAATATAGAATTTGAAGATCTGCGATCATCTCTTCTATCTCGATCTCTGTCCGAATATGTTCGATATGACACATAAGAAGCGTTTGAGCTACTTTTCCGTCCACGAGTTTCGCCGTACAAAATCATGTCGACACCATCCTTGACAATATCAGAAAATGCCTTCTTCATTGCTGGAATCAGTACATCCAAAAATGCATGAGAACCAACGTCTTTTGCACTATCGGCGATCAATGCTTCCTTAAGCTTACTTACTCCTTTCTTCTTTTTTGTTTTGACAGTTCCTGACACTACCTTTTTTACTTTCGGAGTACCTTTTTTTGTTGCTGCCTCCTGCTTTGCCTTGTGCGAGTTAGGTTTGCATTCAATGTCTAAACTCATCTGTTACCCTCCTTTAACTTGCCTTTACAATCGGACCATGTAATACAACCTTTGCCATCGATGGTCTGTTGCTGGCTTTTTTAAATTGATAAGCCAAATTGTTCCTGGCTTTGGCTTCTGAATTTGCCCAAGTTTCGCCTCTCCATCTATTCGTAATGAGATGATTCGATTCTGAAACCTGCCCTTCAAATACGTATCTATACATAGGCATAACCTCCTTCCAAAAAAGAAAAAAGGGAAATGCCTTGTATAGGCATCACCCTTTCGACCGATAGAAATTACTCTTCAGTTGTTTTGCTACTGTCATCCTCTTTGTCTCCTTCAAGGTAGTACAGTCCATCCTGATCATCTTCGTCCTGTCTTGCTGCTGAGATCAACATCGCTACTGCGAATCCGCCAACTGCCGCACCAATGTAGGAAACCGGTTTCTTGATCTTATTTAAGATCTTCTTAACCTTTGATTCCTCCTTGGCATCAGCCTTTGAGTTTTCATCAGTTGCGTTGTTGTCTACAACTTCAACATCCTTCTCGTCGACAACCTCGACATCCTTTACTTCCTCATTCTTAACATTGTTTCTTGACATAGTTTTGTCCTCCTTAAATATAATTTTTTACTCTGTCATAATAGTGCTTGTATTTTTCGCGAATTACGATAATTTTGAATAATCGTACCGCGGTGCTACATGATAGTCCAATACGAGACATGGTTCGCCATTTGACATTTTGCCTGCTGGCATATCGATTTCAATTTGCCCATCTCGATTGAGGTTCCATCCAAGATCGTCGCTGGTGCATGTGTGGGGAAGATCTCCACCAATAGCCACGATTTCATCATAGAATTCACTGAGCGATACATACTCTTCCATTCCACCAGTAAGGCGATAATTCAAATCATTGATTACTCGTCTTACGTCTTCTACATTTGCCTGGAAATATCGTCCAGATACAGGCTCAAGAAACCACACCTTGTTTGCACCTGCAATTATTACATTAGATGCGTTTGGTGTTTCGTTGATCTTTTTCTGAGCAACCTTTTCCTGTATCTTCTGTTCTTTTTCCTTGCCAATCTCCTCTACCACACGCTCCTTATACTCAGTCAGAGCATTTCTTGAGAGTTCATATGCCGTAGCAAGAGCAGCATTGCGTCGTGCATTTACTGTATTTGCACCAATAATACAAGCTACAGATGCACTGCATGTAAGTACGACTGGAATATATGGCTTCCATGCTGCCTTGATTGTTTCTGGTACTGTAAGCTTGTCTGTGTCTGCCTTATCCTTCGCTTCTTCAATCAACTGAAGCGCCTTGGGCGTTGCTTTTGCCGCAAGAACGACAGATGATATCATTCCTGCGATTCCTAATCCGGTTAAGATTTCCGGACTGTGTTTTACGAGACCTCTTTTTGTACTTTTCACAAATCTCGCAAATGATTCTTTACTCATGTTTGATTCCTCCTATCAAATATAAAAGAAGAGCCCATTAGGACTCCTCTTTATCTTCGTTGCTAAGCTCTTCTCTAAGCTCTTCCTTTAATTCTTCCTTCAACAGTTCCCGATCATCGTTCTGAACCTTAAATGAAAGTAATGTTCCAATCACTCCCATCGCAGTCACAACGGCGCTCAAAACTGTCGTTGAATTAAACTTTTCTTTCATAGATGGCTTACCTCCTTTCCATAATAGCCAATGTTTTTCGTGCGAATGTTACTATCAAAATATCATTGATTACTGGTATTTCCGTGCTGAAAAAATAGAAGACCCAATGTTTCCATTGAATCCTCTATTTGAAAATTACTCTTCAGTCTTGTTTGATTCTGGCATTTTCTTGTCCATCATCTTAATTGCAAATCGATAAGCCACCTGCGTAACGAACTCGCCTAATTCTTTACCTACGATGACTCCGAAAGCAATGTTAAATCCTGCCTTTCTCAAAAACTTCAAATCTGCCTTATTCATATTAAGACCCTCCTTTTGTATTTTTTCATAATAGCAAATGGTTTTTTCGCGAATCAATAATAGCAATTATCATCGTCATACCCTATTCGTGGTTCCCACGGCATCTGGATGACAATACATTTCTTACCATCGATTTCAATTTCTCTATGATCGAAATCAATCCAATAAAGCTCATCCATGACACACCATCCAGCTTCCCAGCCAAAATCAGTAGGTTCCAAACCCAAGAACCCATAGAATTCATTTAGCATCTGTGATCCACGTAATACAAAATTACGGTTCGTATGGTACTCCGCTGATATAACTTGCTCCAACGTTGATTCAAAGAATCGCTTGCCATATTCGTCATAGAACAATCGTTTCTCTCCGTGATTCTCGTCGATATATAAGGTCGCACAATCACAAATACCAGGAGCTTCTATGTACATAGTCTCCGCTTTTTCAGCAATGATTGCATCGAGAATCTTTCTATCTGCATCTTCACCGTAAATATCTTTTGCTTTTCTACGATAATCTCGATATGATTGATTTATCAGAGCATATGCGCTTGCCATAGATTTCTGAGTGTTATATGAAAGGATCGAAGAACCTGCAATACATGCAATGGTTGAAACACCAAACAATATCGATGGTAAATATATTTTCGTTGTTGTCTTGGCTTTTTCCAATGTTGTTAATTCGGATCCTTTGTTTTCTTCGGCTTCTTCTAATAGTTTAATAGCCTTTGGGGTTGCTCGTACAGCTGTTACAGAAGTCACTATAACCCCTGCACATCCAAGACATGCTAAAATCGTTGAAGAGTGCCTTTTGAGAAATAATTTCGCATTGATCAATAGATCATCTCCTTTCTTATAAAAAAAAAATAAGAGAGCCGTAGCTCTCCTATTTCTTATTCATCTTGTTATAATATTTTTTTGAATTCAGCATTAGCCTCATTCAAAGCTATTTCGTCTATTTCCAGAATAGATTTTTGGGGATATTTCATAATCAAATGGATTATCCGGCATACTCCAATATATGCACATACAATCGCATCTAATATTAAATACCATTTCGTAATCTTTCCGATAATTTTAATAGCCTTTTTCATACTAAGCCCTCCTTAAAAATATTATTTCATAATACCCAATGAAAATTTCGCGAAAAATAAGAGAGCCGTAGCTCTCCTATTTCTTATCCTTATCCACCTTGTTCAGGATCGCATAAATTAATGCGCCAGCCAATATTGCTATAACTGCATTCATTATTTTGTCTCCTTTCCTATATGTTTTCATAATAGGCTTTGTAAATTTCGCGAAAAAGAAGAGCCCATTAGGACTCCTCGTCTTTGCCATAACGATCTTCATAATAATTGTCTTCATTATGCTTCTCTTCTTTGCTATTACGTACCATCGTTAGTACAATTTCCACAATAAGACATATTACAAGATACACTAAAAATCCAATCCAGTATCTTTTCAGCCATGCTATTTCTGGTTTCAATACCTCGTCTTTGTACTTCTTCAATGCTTTAATCATAATGTTTTCTCCTTTCATTTATGAAAACTGTTAATATTGTCATAATAGGGAAAGCAATTTTCGCGAAAAATAAGAGAGCCGTAGCTCTCCTATTTCTTGGATTTCTTTTTCTTGGTTAAGGATTTAATAATTCCTACAACCACCAATACAAATACAATTACATCTCCAAACACCAATAAGAATCCTGCACCCCCGGCTAATACCGCAAATGCTAAAACCACTATTGTTATTAAAGCTGCAATAATTAATAATGTTGTAAGTATCATATAAATATACCTTCCTTTCTTTGATTTCCTCATAATACAGTATGTAATTTTCGCGAAAAAGAAAAGGAATAGACTCTGTCGAATCTACTCCCAAATAACTACTTCTTCAAACCTCGCATTAATTCGTCTCTTAAGTCTAAATAAGCTTTAGCCTCTCCTCTAAACTGCGATTCAATAGGCAGTTTATGCTCAATTGCAAACATCATATTTTGCAATGCATATCTTGCCTTATCGTCCAACAATTTAATCATCTTCTTTGCTTCTTTTTTCTTAATATTCATAACACATACCTCCGTTTATGTAATGTAGTTTATTTTCATAAAGGGATATGTTTTTTACGCGAAAAAGAAAAGACCCAATGTATTTCTACACTGAGCCTTAGCATTCCTAATAATCTTCCATATCAGTTTTGTCTAATATTTCGCCATCAACATTAAAATTAAGCATATAGTTTGATGTTCCGTCTTCTTTTGAAATTCCAAAATCGATCATTTTTCCTGGAGCATAAATCCATCCAACGATTTGTCCAGCTTTAGTTGGTGCTATTCCTAATAATTCAAATACTCTATTTAGAAATAGATATCCGCTACGCCGTAGTAAATCATTGGCATAATCTTGTATGTACTTTAGGAAATAAATGTTCAATTCTGGATCTCTTGCCCAAGAAATACAAGAATCATCAAATCTCTTAGAATACTTACTTAAAATTTCTGTTATTGCCATAAATATCACCTCCATAAAACTGTGTGTTTTCTACGCGAATTCAAATATATCGCCGATCAAAACATGTTTCCCATCGTTCTCGCTTTATTGGTTTCATCTTCAAAGCCCACATAATTTGCCGTACAGAGACGGTCGGATACAATTCTTCGACTGGCTCTCCAGCTCTCTCATCGAAAAACTTCTTAAATCCCGGATGCAAATATAAAGTATTATTCAACCACGGGTCTATTTCGGTCCACCAAGTTGTTTTATTCTCCGGGTTATATCGCTGCTGAATCACAGCTAAGCCCTTATTACCTATCAAATATAATGTGCACCTGCTATAGACTGGGTGATTACATTCGTATATCTGTCCATATATTGAATTGTATAATTTTGGTTTTTCGTAATGATATCTCATAATAAAATATATAAAAAAGAAAGAGCCTGCGATTTTTCAACCACAGGCCATTTCTGATAACTCGATATTATGCTTCAATATCCTTCTGAGTATCGTCAATCAACTCATCGAGTTTCTTCAAAGCTAATTCCTTATCGTCCTTAGCCAGAAGTTCACGAAGTTCTTTCAAACTTCTCAGTAATTTTCTACTGAATGCAACAAATTCTTTCATGTTATCTTCCATTTACCTGCCTCCTTAAAGCAAGCCCTTTCCGTTAAGATAAGGACAATAATATAAATAATTATATATCATCCTTTCATAATAGTCGATGTTTATTTCGCGAAAAACTAAGACGCCAAGTTTCCTCAGCGTCCCGTTTTGAATAATTATCTCTTCTTTGGAATAAACGCATTCAAAATATTCCGACCCAATGTGGATGTGACTGTCGATGACGAATCAAATTTGAATGTCTTTCCAATGGCATACAACGATAATGCGGTTGATGTAATAAAAGTTCCGATAGAAATCCGGTTCCGAGTCTTCTCTTTCTTCGAATCGTCTGCCGCCTGAGTAACCTTAAATTCGTTCTCAGCTACAGTCTTATTGACATCAATAAGCTCTTTCCGGATATTATCGACTTCTGATGCAACAACCTTATACTCGTCTGAGCCTGGTTCCATGTCATTCAATAATCCCTTCTTCTCCTCGTAGTCATTCCACAATGCTTCCTTAATTTTGTCCATTGCTTTATACCTCCTTAAATTTTATTCATAATAGCCCACGTTATTTACGCGATTCCATATGCACTGAAAAAATAACATCTTTACTCTTATGAATCTTATCCATAGACTCGTGATCTTCCAATTCTACGTACAAAGAGTCTTCGTCCGTAATAATGATAGATCCCAATGTTTTCTTCTTCCGCCACCACTGAAAATATAAAAGCCAAAGAATGTTGGTAATCACCAAAGTAATCGCTAATGCAACCATTTGTTTTCCTCCTTCCATTTTGTTTTTATGAAAACCCCACCCGGGAATTTTTCCAATATCAAAATATCATTTATTATGGGTTTGTCTGTGTTGTAAAATATAAAATTCTAATCTAGATTAAAAATAAAAAGAGAAGAAGCCCATGTTAGGCTTCCTCCCTCTTCAATTTCTTCTCAAATTTGTTTAATACGATAATTGCTATAACGCATACAGTAATTAATACCAAACCTATGATTGTAATGTTCATAGCTTTCTCAACTGTAGATAATGTATACACATATGTATAAAAATCCCAAATCTTGAGACAAGTATGATCCAATCCAGTCATACGCTCTGTAATCATAACTGCTAAATAATTATATAAATTCATCATATAAATCACTCCTTTTTATGAATTGTTTTCATAATAGGAAATGTAATTTTCGCGAAAAAGAAAAGAATACATCAATTCCACTCGAAGGACGCCGATATTTCCCTCAGGCTCATGGTATATCTTTCGATATAGTTCATCTTTCGATCTAGCCTCGTGCATAGTTTTCACTATTATCTCCTTCCCGATTAGTTTCCAATGATGCTTGGATCCTCAAACTTCACTGCCCTTTCGAGTGTCTATTCTCTCATAATACACCTTGTAATTTTCGCGAAAAAGAAGAGTCCATGTTAGGACTCTGCTTCGTCTTGTTCGAACATAATGATGCTGCATACACCTCCAATTGTTGCGAGTATAAGCATAAACATTCTTCCTTCTGGTCTTTGATAGAAAAATATATCAATCACCAGCATAAGAACCAATACTATACTCATGATAATCGTCAGTATGTTTTTCACTGTTCTCACCTCCCATAGAATAGGATGATATTTATGCGAAAACAAAAGAAAGAAGCCCATGTAGGACTTCCTCCTTAATCAACACATTCAACAAACCAAATTCCTGCAATAATAAATGCTACTATTACAAATAGTTTTAACATAATAATCATCCTTTCCTTTTTATGATATGTTGTCTTTGTTTTCATAATAGGAAATGTAATTTTCGCGTAAAAAAAGAAAGAGCCCTTGTTAGGGGCTCGATCCTTCTATAATTTTGCTTTAAGATTAAGCACAATCATTTCCTGTCGATAGACATCATTGTTGAGTCTTGCTAATTTTGCACGTTCTGCTTTATACAGCTTCTTAAGCGCTTCTTCCGGTTCATCGTCATAATACCAGATCGTACCATCAAGAATGCATCCTTCCTCGGACGCCACAATAACCGATCCTCCCTGCTGAGGTCGAAATGCGGTCGTCCCAGGTATGGTGCGTCCATCTTCTTTGGTAATCGCATCCTGATGAAAAACCTCTCCGAAGCATTTCGTCATTCCTGTTTTTGTAACCTCGTACAAATAACAAGTTCCTAAACTCTTCATCTCCATAATATTGTTCCTCCTTAAAAATATAAATTATAGTTCCATAAAACAATCTGTTTTCTACGCGAATTCTAATCTAGATTAGAATTTTAATCTCGTACATTGCTAAGCAGCCAAAAAAACTTTCGATACATGTCATAATATGTATCTCTACAACATGGAATATTGTGGCGAGCTCGAAGCGTATCGTATGATAATCCTTCCGTCACACCACACACAAGATATTTTGCCAATGACTCATCTGTGTTCTTTGCCGTTTCCGTAATCATCTTCATCCGGTCTGAATAAAACATCCTTTTTCCTGCAATCGTTGCCGTTGGATCTGGAATATTTTTTGTTTTTGACGAATTAGTAACATCGCTTATATGTATATGTTTTGATAAACCATACAAAGAATTGTATGAACTTTTCCAAATAGGATATTGCAAACAAAAATGACGTAATTCGTAATACCGGTGTTTTTCAATCCAATATGGATTTCTCTTTGATAATTCAGATTTCATCGCGTTACTCCTTTCCAAATATAACCAGTTTCAGCATACAATTTCTTAGGAGATATATAATAATTGATCCGTCCGTACTTACTATTCATTTGTTCTATGGACGTTATTACTTTACCCCTCCTAGTAGCGGTCCCTATGTCCAGATATCCAGTCACAATACCCGCTCTAATCCAGTTTGCATCCTTACCGTATACTCTAGCAGCTACTGCTACCGGAACTGAACCGGGACCAAATACTATATCTTGCATCTTTTCACCTCCTTGTGACACGAATATACATCAATCGCTATGATTCGTCACGACAACTTAGGTGGATTTGGTTGTTATATAGGGAGGGGTAATTCAAAGAAATATACGAATAAAATAAAAAAGCCTGCTGACATTTCTATCAACAGGCTTGTAAATGATCGGCGCTACGATTAGTGCATTTCTACACTCCATTCTAATACATAACGAAACTGTAATCTTGGTCGTCTTCTTAACTCGCCAGAGCAATAAGGACAACGACTGTATTCTGATTCGTCGTACACCCGGTCGCAAAATGGACACATCTGCATTGTTTTTTCACCTCCCCATAAAATTATAGATATATTATAGCATACGAATATAAATATTGTATATTGTTTTTGATTTTATTTGGAAGAATTATCCATATCGTCATCTTTATGCTCTTTAAGCCAACGTTGCATTGTTCTCTCGGATGGGTATTCTTCAAATCCGTACGTATCCGGCGTAATAAATCCTTCGACGACCCCTTCGTAAATGTCCTTATCATATTGTTTGTACGATAAAACATCATCCGGATATCTCAATGTCATGTGTCCACAATCTTTACATTTGAGTCTTTCAACCTTAATTGGTACTGCGACTCGACCCTTGTCGTATACTTTTCTCAACCTCCAATCATAGTGCTTCAAATTCTTACAACCGCCTTCACATTTTCCTTTTGGCATTTTCATCATGCTCCTTCCCAAAAAATTTGTTACATAATAAGTAAGACGATAATTGATCGAATTCCCATGATGTAGTTTGCCCAAACGGTTGACAAAATAAAAAAACGTAGTAATATAGTTCGCACAAAAATAGAAAGGAGTGATGCTTATGCTCACAAAATGTCCAGAATGTGAATTACAGGTCAGCGATAAAGCACTAACTTGTCCGCATTGTGGTTATCCGCTCTCAAAACAAACGCAGGTTCGTCCAAGGACAACTAAGCGACGACGATTGCCTAATGGCTTTGGAAGTATTACTGAGATTAAAAACAAACCATTGAGAAATCGTTTTAGAGCCAGAGTTACAGTTGGAAAGACACCAGATGGCAAACCTATTTTGAAACAGTTAAAGCCAACTTGCTATTTCCCAACATACAACGAGGCATACGAAGCATTGATGGAGTACAGACGAAATCCTTATGACTTGAATAATGATTTAACAGTGAAAGAGTTGTATATGAAATGGAGCAAAGAATATTTTTCTGACATATCACCGTCCGCTACTCGATCTGTTACAGCAGCATGGTCATATTGCTCGTCCATATATGACATGAGAGCAAAAGACGTTAGAGCCCGGCACATAAAAGGATGCATCGAGGAAGGATATCGAATAGGAACAAAAGGTAAGGAAAAAGACAAAAAGATTTACCCATCCCCAGGGATTAAATCGAGAATTAAATCTACGTTCAATCTATTGCTTGATTACGCTGAAGAATATGAGATTGTAGATAAGAATTATGCCCGGACGTTCAACTTATCTGACGACATAGTTGAGGATATCGAAAACTCTAAGAAACCACATATTATTTTCAGCGAAGATGAAATTGATAAATTGTGGAAAAATATAGGAGTTGTAAAATATGCTGATTGGGTGATTATTCAGATGTATATGGGGTGGCGACCACAGGAACTCGCTACCTTACGTCTTGATGAAGTGAATATGGATGAATGGTATATGAAAGCCGGAATGAAGACGAATGCTGGCAAACAACGTATCGTCCCCATCCACGCAAAAATAAAAGGGCTTGTGAAAATGAATTATGACAAAGCAATAGAATTAGGAAGCCCTTATCTATTCAATGATAAAGGACAAACACATGCCGGTTCTTATGCTGTTACATACGACAAATATAAGAACCGCTTTACGAAGGTGATACAGCAATTGAAATTGAATCCTGAGCATAGACCTCACGATCCAAGAAAAACATTTATCACTCGATGTAAGAAAGCAAACGTAGACGAATATGCTTTAAAGGAGATGGTTGGACATAATATCCAAGATATAACCGAATCCACTTACACCGAAAGAGATGTAGAGTGGCTTAGAGAAGACTTAGAAAAAATACAATAAAAAGGGAACCAATCAGTTAAGAAAGGTTCCCATATATTTGACATTATAGTGGTCAAATGTAGTAGTCAAGTAATGGTCAAATAGTGGTCAAACGATGTACATTTTGTCACATTTTATCACTTTTGACTACTTCTAGAAATCTAGCATTTACGCCATTTTCTTAGAACTTTCCAGCCTTTGCTGCTTCCTCAACAGAAACAGTAATGCACGTATTTATCGCATCCGCTGGCGTTTTTGTTGCCTGTATGTTTCCTATTCATCAATTTTTATACCTATTCAGCACTTCTCACGGCTTATTTAGCATTCCTCTCCAGCATACACAAAACCTGTCTCTTCCCAAAACTTCATCGGGGAAATGTAGTAATCGTACTGGCTGCTCCCTTCTTTCTTAAAAGCAACTCCGAATTTCAGAAACCCAAGGATAATTCCCTGGCGTATAAACTGCTGATCCTTTTTCATTACTCTTGCCGCTACTGCCACAGGTACATTTTCACCAGTGAACTCCGGTACTTCCAAATATACTTTACTCTTATCCATTTGTCAACTAACTCCTTTCTTTCTGTGCTGCAGTCAGAGCGCTCACAATATCCTCTGCCTTCTTTGGCCCGATGCCCTTCACACCCAGGATAACTTCTCTCACTTCATCCTCAGTCAAGCCTTCCGCATCTTTCATACCGTCCGCATGGCCTGCCTTGTATAAGTTCTTGCAGAACGCATCCATCTGCTGATGATCCATTCTCTTAACATCCTTGTATGTTTTTCTGTTCAATGTGTACTGTTTCATCCTTGTTCATCTACTCCGTCTCCTCTCTTTGTGCAACCAGCTGGCCTTCAACATTGTAATCGTACCCCAAAACTTCTGCGCCATTGATATAATTGCAAAATGCCTGGCACTCTTCCTTCGTCGTGAAGAATACTTTTCTCAATTCTTCTCCCACTATTTCTTTGAAATCCTTATTGTGATCCACTACTACCTTCGCATATTCAGCACTGGGACCTCCAATAAAATACTCTTCTCCTCTGTCTCCTTTCGCCTTGTACCACGCCATGAACTCTCTGTTTCTCTCGCTTAATTCGTATAGCACATTCTCTTTTGGGTAATAAACTTTCTTACTCACTCTGCAGCTGCACTCATCGTCCACGGTATTCCCGGACGGCAATGCTACCTGGATTCTTCTGTTTTTGTCGCACTTATCGCATTTCTTTTTATACCGATAGTCCCAGCTTACCGCCCAAAGAGTAACTTTGAAATGTTCCATTAACTCTTTCAACCTGGCTTGCTTGGCTTTGCTTTCTGCATTCCGTATCGCCCTGTCGCACTCATCTTTCTTTCTCTCAAAGTCTTTCTTCACTGACTCGAAGTTTCTCTTAATACCCTGCAGTTCCTTATTCTCTTTACGCAGTTTCTCGATTTCATCGTTGATTTCCTTTTTTATCGATTCTCTAAGCTCATTCTTTAACTCTTCGATTTTCTCGTCAAATTCGCCTGGCTCAAAATAATCTCCATCATCCCAGTAACACATGATTTCTTACCTCCTCCACTTTTTCTATTTTCAACACATAGTATAATTTGCCGGGTTCCGCACCCCACTCCGGCTTGCCTTTTCCAAATTGCAGGGTGCATTTGCAAACAACTTCCGGCGAATCCTTCGAGTACCCATTTCTGAATACTACTAGTACCGGCCACGGCTTCCGGATTTCTTCCGGTGCTGCCTCTCCATATACCATCTGTCCGCCTACCAGGAGAAAACCGAACGCATTCATAAACCGGCTGTCGTAATATGGTTTGATTTCTCTATACTCCTCTTTCTTTTCTCCGGAGACAATCATATCAAACCACTTCTTTTTTATTGGTAGCGTCAACATCGCCCTCCACCTTCCTTCTTTTTCAGATATTTTTCGCATTTCCGGTATATTTCCGGATCGAACTCTTTCCGTTCGTGCTCGTAGGAACTGTACTCTGCCGGACTGCATCCAGCAATCTGCGACATTTTCATCATTGTTATTTTGGCATCTTTCCTCAGTGCTGCAATATAGCCTGCATACATTCCCTTCTGACTGTTCAAGTTCTGAATCTTAATTCTTTCCTTGACTGCCTCCGACTCTGTAAATCTCTTCACTTGATAAACCTCGCACCGCTCATTTTTGCAATCAAACAGGCATCCATGCCTGCCTCTCAGTCCATCAAAGAACCCCGCCACATATTTTGTGGGTTCTTTGCAGGCATTACATTTTCCGTTCAATATCATATCTTAGTTCCTCTATCATTTGATTATCGGGCATATATAAGCCGTTTCTCCGATCTTGTACGCAACGGTTACTCCGCAATACTTTCCGGTCGGTTTTAACAGCATACATATTCTTTCGTCTGTTCCTTGTATCTTTACGCAATAACCGCACATCCTGCACGAATACGGTATATCAACCTCTACGATTCCTTTATTTTTCCCCATCGCTCGACACCTTCTTTCTATCTCGTGCTGCAGACCGGAACATCATCAACAGCATTTCTGATACTGGCCTGCTTCTATCTTTCCTCTTTGCCTTCTTGATTGCTTTGAGGTCGTACCACTCGCCCCGGTAGTTCATTCCATCCGGAACATACACGCCTACCTGGTATGGAATTTCTTTCTTGATCTGCTCGTACACTTCCTCCGGCATCACATAGTAATTGTAGTCTCCCAGGAAGTTGTGACCGTTCTTCGAGTGAAAATCCTCTACTGAGGACTTAACCTCATAGCAGTAGAAGTCTCCCTTCTCTATGCCGGACACTGTATTGTTTACCGGCTTGAATTTCATAAAATCCACCCGCACTGCATTCATGGTGGCGTAGTCGAAAGTCACTTCCCTGGCCCAGTAAATTCTCGGATCATTGTTCGGGCAGATGTACCGCTGGATTGAGAGCGACAACATCGCCGTGATTTCCGGTCTGCTATTCATCTTCCTGCACCTCCTCTGTTGGTATTCCTGCGTAATTCAACGCCTGCTCATATGTCATGCCGTGATTTTTTATCTGCAGGCAGCCCTCGCACATTCTCCTGTGCTTATCGTTATCAGATGTTCTCAACCGCTGCAATCTATTCGGCACAGGCTCTAGGTGACACCCGAAGCCACACACGCAACATCCGGTTCTCTGTTCTCCTGTAAAGTACCAGTTGCCTTTCTTGTCCTGGTATGGCGTTCCATACACGCTGCAGATCGGAATGCGCTGCTCCACCGCATACTGGATAACCTCATTCTTCGGCCAAAATCCCATAGGTTGGCTCTTTATTGTGTGACCGTCGTACACATTACATCCCGTGTGGTTGTACTGGTTCTCTCTTCTGAAACTCTCGTCCTGCGTTATACCGATAAATGGTTGTCTGCCTGTCTCCTTGACATACCTCTTGAACGGTTCTTTTTTTAGTGCCTCGCAGCAATACTCCGAAATATCTGCAGGCATCTGTTCCGTGTCCGTCAAATACTGCCACTTCTTCGCCAGCATTCCGAATTTTCCTCTCTTATCTCCGTTGAGCAAGTAGTTTCTGTATTTCTCGCTGAGCTTTCCATGTCTCAGTTTTCTAATCTTTCCTGCTGTATCTTTGCTTGTAATCGGAAATCCTTTGTTTTCACACACCCACTTAAAACTATGCTTCGGCCGGATCACTACCAACTCAATATCGAGTTCCGGGAACTGCTCTTTGAGCCATTTCGTATATGTCTTAACAAACTCTCTGATTTCCGGAAATTCCGTCCCGGTGTCCGCAAACACCAAGGGAATTTTACCGGTCAATTTATACTTTCTGTACGCCTGGCACACTATGTACGCCAAGACTGTACTATCCAGTCCGCCGCTGAATGATATGTAAACCTCTCCGTACCAATAATTCCACCACTGATATACTCTTACCATAGAGAATGACGGCTTCATCTCATACGGCTGGTACTTCATGCTTTTGAAACTGTCCTTTGGAAATTTCAAATCTTCTTCCAGTAGGTACATCTCGTGTCTCCTTTCTATCTGCTGAGCATTTTCTCGATCAGCTGGTCGTATAACAGCTTATAGTCCGGACCACTCTTTGCTTCCCTCAGCTCGGCTTTGGTTCTGTCGAGTTCCGCCTGCAGATTATTCAAATGTTCTAATGTGTCCGTATCTAACTGCCCTGGCCCACACTTCATTCCTAACGAAACCGCCAGGGCAATGTCCAAATCCTGCACTTCACTTTCTGTCAGCTCTCCAATCCACTCTCCAATTCTTTCCTCCGAAACCGTGGAAATCTGCTCGCACAAGAGTGTTGATGGCCTAAGTGCTGACTCAATATATACATGAGTCGGAAGGTCAGTCTTTGGTTTGGTCGTCATATATACCACTTCGACCGTGTTGCTGTTCGCATTGTTCTTATCGTTTGATACTATAACTGCTGGGCGCCCCCCCCCGCTGCTCACTTCCCTCTTCTCTGTAATTGCTTCTGACGTAGTAAATCTGTCCTCTCTTCATGCTACTTTGCACCTTCTTTCTTTACATATAAATCGCTGGTTCCTTCGACCACGCCCTTCTCTTCGTCGTTAGGAAACTGGAAGCCGTACTGTTCCAGTATTCCGTAGAACGCCTTCACCTTCTCACCTTTGACCGTGTTGTATGTGTAATTCCACTCAACCAAATCTGCGTCAGCGACCATTGCGGATACCAGGCAGAGAAGTTTCTGCAGTACGCTGAGTCCCTGCATTTTCTTACGTGCTGCTTCTTTTT